TTTTCTTTTAGATTGTAATCATTATTCAAAATACCTCCATCTTCATCATTTTGTTCAGGATGTTTTTTACTATTTAAAGATATTTTTCTTGTCTTTTTTTCTAATTTATTAGCGACTTTTCTTGGCTCATCCATTTTACCATCGTAACTATCATAAGCTAATAAAGCATTATTATACTTAGATACAGGTTCAGTAAATGGGGTTAAACTATCCTTATCAAACATTCTTGTTCCTGGTTGTAACGGAGCTTGGTATTTTCCTACCGATGTATTTGTGGAAGTTGCCTCATTTATTTTATTTTTTTTGTAATTCATAAAATTTACCCTATATTTGTATAAATATTTGATTTTATGGAACAGACAGAAGAAACAGAAAAACAACCATTAGGTTCGTTATTTGGAACGATTAATTACTATAGTCTTGATGACTTAGATAGATTTGTTGCGTCCATGCAAAAAGACCAGGCAGTGTATTGTTTGATTCAATCAGTACATCTAGGGTTTCAAAAACAAATTTTCTCAATGCAGGAAATTGAAGTACTTTCAAAATGTTTACGTTTAATAGTTCAAAAAGATGAAAAATAGTTTGTTTATTCTATTTTTGTTGTTAGGTCTAACCCTATACTCACAAAATGATTGTTATATGTATAAATCAAATATAAGATACCTTGAGTGTAGTAATGGGTACATCACAACAAACAAATATCCCGTTACGTCTGAAAATAGGTATTTACGTAATCTAAACATTGATTATCTAAGACTAGATTCAATTAATTACAACATTGAAAAATGTTTAAATGAATTTAGACGAGAATATAATTGTCCACCTCTAACACATTTGAAAATTTTAGATGAATTAGCAAAATTACAATGTGATTATAACTATTATAATCATACAACAGGTCATTATAATTCCAAATATGGTGAGGATGTTGGATTAAGAGCTCAATACCTTGGTATAACAACGTTAAAAAGAGTTGGTGAGGTCTGTATGTACCGACAACATAGTTTGCTTGAATTTCCTAGCTATAAATCAATAAATTTAGACTACGTTAGAGATGTTATGGATTACTATTGGTTATCCCCACTTCATAGGAATTGTTTGTTGAATTTAAACTACGTTTACTATGGTTTTTATAACCATTATAATAAGGACACTAAGGAATATTATAATGTAATGATTGTAGGGTATTAAATAAAAAAAGGTCAGATTAATCTGACCTTTTTTATCATTGAAGATTAAGATTATCTTAACTCTCTCAAGTCGAATGTACGTACACCATCAACTTGGATACGTCCGTAGAAACGGTTGTTAACCATTTTCTTAGCGTAACGTGTCATGATACCCTTGATAGGAGTAAAGTTGAATGGGTTATACATAGTTGGAGTTAATTGAAGTGGTACGTATGGAGCGTAGATGTAACCAGTATCCAATAAAGATGTACCCTTATGACCAATCAAAACTGTGTTTGGTGGGAAGTATGGGTCACGATATACTTGGTAACGACCTGCTAAAGTACCAACTCTTTCAATACCCATGTTGTATTGGTCTTGCTCAGGAGCAGCATTTGATACGTGGAAATATTCCAAGTCATCAAAAATCGCACTGATTTCAGAAGATACAACAATCCAGTTAGCACCACCTCTTAGGGTAGACTTGTGGATTTGAGCAGAGATTTGGTTGATAGCTGTAATCAACGTTTGGTTCCAATCCTTTTGAGTGTAAGGAACTGCGTTATTACCTAGTCTCTTCCATCCGTTGTAATCCCAACGTAATGTCCAAGCTGCACCTTTACGTAAGTCACGTAAGATTTCACGGTCAATTTCAGCAGCAACTTGCTCAGAAAGTAATGCTGTTAATTCAGCTTCAGCGTCGATGTTGTGGAACGCAGCCACGTCTTGAGCCATTTCTGGAGACCATTGTGCTCTTAATTTTCTTTCAGTTACAGAAACTGTTACAGACTCTAAATCGAAAGAAACTTCACCAATTTTGTCTTCAAATTCTAACTCTTCGTATCTACGATAAACAACTTTGAATGCTTGGCCAGCACCAGTAAATGCTGCCCAGTTAACTGACATACCAGTGTAGCCATCTAAAGTGTCACCAGTACAAGTTAAACATACTGGACATTGTAAATCCACTTCAAGATAGATACAACCATCTTGTGAACAAATATCCCAATATTTTCCACCTGAACCAGTTGTTGGGAATGATGTAGAACCCCAAGAACCATATTGTACTAAACCTTTACCATATTGTTGAGTAACAGCACGGAAAGGAACAATAGAAACACCAGTCAAACATGATGCAGTCCAACCAGATTGAGCAGTAACGTTTGATTGAGCAACAACTCTTAAATCAGAAAGGAAAGTTTCAGTATCCATTTCGTTTCCGTCAGGACCGATTAATTTACCTTCACCACTTGTTGCGAAACCACACATTTGGATTAACGCTTTTCTGATAACTTTGTTAGTGTAAGCAGCAGTAGTTGTAGAACCAGTTGTCAAAGCACCATTGTCCCAAGCAACTAAAGTTGCGTTTTGTGTGATTGCAGTCCACTGACCTTTTGAATAATCAAATAAACCAGCTGGGTCTAAGTTAGGTTCGTTACCTTCATAGAACAAATCATAAAGATTCTTAGTGTAATAATCAGTACCTGCAGTACCATTAGCCATTTGTGGGTAACCTGCATCTGGACTTCCAGGATAGTTACCAGGTGAACCTACTGGTGCATAGTGTTGACCTGATGCAGTAGCAGTTGCTCCAGTGTAACCTTGGATACGTGGTACGAAGTAGAACAATTTACCAATTGGTAAGTTCATAGCTTGTACAGAAACGATTTCGTTAGACAATAATTTAGAGAACACACGTCTGATGATAGGGAATACCACAGTCTCGAATGAACCTGAATCTGCCGTAGAAGATGCTTCGTTAATCAAATGTGACGCTTGGTTTTCATACAATTGTGCAACATTTTCTTTTAGGTGGCCTTTAAGACCTTCTAGGAACCCTAATTTGTCCCATTTGTTGATAGTATCTTCTTTGATAACTTTTAGGTGTTTCAAACCAATGTTACCAACTAGACCCGATTCTAATAATGCTCCCATTTTCTATTTTTTTAGTTTAGTTTGCAGTTTATTGTTTATTTTAATTTTGACATTAAATCTTTCATTCTAAGGAATTGAGGATTTTCATAAGTTTTTGACTCAATCAAGTTAATTGAAGAACCATTAGAAGGAGTTTTTTGAATTGTTCTTTCGATTGATTCATTAACTTGTTGTCCCTTAGAAGGAGTTAATTCGTCTTTGATAATCTTATAAAGATTTTTTGATTCTTTAAGAGTTTCTACACCATCGAATCTTTTCAGAATATTAATTTTTTCTTGTTTAGAAGTTGAATGTTCTGTGAACAATCTTGTTGCATAAGCTAAATTAGAATTAAACACAGCAACTTCGTTCAATTTATTTCTGAAAACGTTCAATGCTTTTCTGTATTCCTCATTTTTTTCTCTAAGTAAATTTACTTCTTGAGATTCGATAGATTCTTTTCTGATATGACGTGGTGCTGCTTTTGGTTTAGGAAGACCCTCTCTACCCCAATATTTACCATTTCCTAGTGTTCTTGAAGCTTCCTTTGTTTCCTTCTTTTCAAAATCTAAACCTTTGTGAGTTTTTGATTTCAAACCTTTTTTTCCAGTGTAATCTTCATCTCCTTTATGAGTTTTTGATTTATCACCTTTATTCATACCATATTTACCCTCTTTAAATTCACCTTTTAAACTTGGTGACTTTTTATCGAATTCATACTTCGGACCTTTACCAGTATATGGTGCTTCATCACCCTTTTTCATTTTTTTTGTTGGGAAGTCAACAACCTTTCCATAATTAAATTTTGGTCCGTGTCCCAAGCCAACACCTTTTGGTTTCGATGTTTTCTTAGCTTCCATTAAATCATCCATTTCTTCCATTTCGTCCATGTCTTCCATCTCATCCATATGATAAGTTTCATCCATGTCATCCATTTCGTCTATGTCTTCCATTTCATCCATGTCTTCCATTTCATCTAATTCTTCATCAAATTCCACTTCATACATCATTTCATCCATGTCTTCCATTTCATCTATTTCCTCGTCAGTTTCCATCTCAAGTTCATAGATTGGTTCATCCATTTCGTACATGTCTTCATCCATATCTAATCCTTCACGTACAATGTAGTACTCTTTGTTAGTTTCATCATCAGATAGTTCAATGTTACCTTCTCCATCTTCAACCACTGTGATTTTGTCAGTATCCTTCATTCTTGAAAATACTTTCATCACATTTTCGATTGGTTCATTTGTTAAATCAATTGTAACATCTTCATCGTCTTCCATTTCTTCATCGTCTTCGAATTCCATTTCGTCATCTTCCATTTCGTCTTCCATGTCTTCGTCATCCATTTCGTCCTCCATGTCTTCATCTTCCATTTCGTCATCGAATTCAACATCAGCAATGTCAGATTCTTCTTCGTCTTCTGAATCAACCTCCTCTTCATCTTCTTGTTCGTTAAGAGATTCTTTTACTAATTCTTTGATTTCTTGTCTCATTACTGAACCAAGTATTCCTTTTGCATTCTCAGCAACCGCTTCTTCCAAATTTTTCATTTGAATGATTGCCTCTTCTAAAATGTTTTTTTCTTCAGCCATTTTTAGTTTTTTGTATTTTTATTCTATAAATATGTTAATACTTTAAAAAAACTTTTGTAGAGTAATATTCAAACTCAAAAAAGTTTATTTATAAATATCCCCAAAAGCAATAAAATAAAAAAGGAGGAACAAAGTCCTCCTTTATTTTTTAATTCGATAATCAAATTATTCGATTACCTCATCAATTTTACTTTCTACTATTGCGGTAATACGCCAATCTTGTGTGTAATGTTCATAGATTTTAGTTACTTTTGCCTCAACATCTGTTGGGTTATAACCAAGAACTAATTTCTCTAATTTTATTTTTTTGACTTTACCTGATTCTTCATCAACTAAATCCTCGGTAATCTTTGCCACAAAATATTTTTGTCCATCTTCCATAACTAAATGATTTTTTAAATTAACTAATAACCAAGTTTAGCCAATTTTTTCATTAAATCAAGAGTAGCATTACCTTTTTCACCAACATTTCTTTCTATTGCCATTTTTTTATCTTCATCTAAATTTTCAGCATACATATCTCTATCCTCTTTATTTAAGAACAAATATGCACCTGGTGTTGAAGGTGAAGAAACAAGGTCGAAACAAATTAGTTCAAAGTCATCTTGTACTTCATTTTGTTCACCCACTTTTTTAAGTGAACCAACACCACGAGAGGAAATTCCTAAAGTAACACCTTGTCTAAGATAATTTGCCGCCATATCCCCCTTTGTTGAAACTATTCCTCTTTCGTGGAAACCTGGTGAAGTTAATAATTTTAGTTTACCCATCAATATAGGACCTTCCCACCATACTTCAGTAATAATATGAGAAACTCTATCCAAATCGATTAAAGATGACTCAGGGTGATTTAACTCAGATAATGAAGTACCTTTTTGAATCATTTTTTTATAATTCTCAGCTTCTCTTTTTAATATTCTTTCGGGATAAACTCTTCCATTACGATTTGGAGTATTATATTTTTGTAACACTGCGTAAAATTCGAATGGTTTAGAATGGTCTAAAAAGTTTTTAGATTCCTTTATTATTTTGGCATTTTCATCCATTGATGGAGAAACATAACCCGCGTCATATTCGATTAGTATACCTTTACCCACATGTCCTGGTTTAATTACTTCTAAGTTCATATTTGAATTTTATTATATAAATATAAATCAAATATAGTTTTATATTTCTGTGGAGTTATTTTTATCCTTTTTGGTCAAGGTAAATGAAAAATATTTATTATTATAAAAGTTATCCTTGAAAACATTTTTAGTAATATCTTTCAAACTATTTTTTATTTCAGGGGATTTGAAATCTAAGTCGGATTGTTTTGTGAAAAAGTTTATTTCTAAATTAAGAAAAGATTTTTTATTTAAGTTTATACCACTTGACCTTAAATCTAAGTCCACAATAAAATTTTCATTAAATAATTCTTTGTTTATGTTGTGATAAATTGTATGTTTGATACTTCTACTTAGATTCAAAACAACCCTACTCCAATTCTCTACGTCATCCTTAGGTTCAACCCATGTTTGTATGTTTAGGTAAATGGAATTTAATTCGAATGAATCTACTGTACCATAAACAACTTTCGCAATTTTAAAACCTTGTATTTTTGAGGTTTTCCCTTTTTTCATTAATTTGTAACATTTTCAGTTTATTTTTTCATAAAAATAGGGAATATTTACTTAATAGTCAAAAATAAATTATTTTAACAAATATTTGTATTATATGTTAATAGTTAAAGTCGATAATAAAACACCAATAGAAAAGGCCTTGAAACTTTTTAAAAGTAAAGTTATCAAGACAAAATTAATGACTGAGTTAAAAAACCGAAAGGAATTTGTTAAAAATTCAGTTAAAAGAAGAACTGAATTGAACAAAGCTAAATATGTTCAAAAAATCAAAAATAAAATAGATTAGATACTACTATCTAATTCTTCCAACCTAAATAAATTCAATTTATCAAACTTCTCATTTGTAATTTTCAAAATCGTTTCATTAATTTTGTCAACTACTTCTTTTTCTGAATTTTCTTTAATGTTAGTTAATTTATTTAAAACACTTTCTTTAACTACTTTGTACTTAGACTCCATCTCACTAATATCAGAAGAAAGAAATCTCAATAATTTACCTTTAGTGTTTTCGTCTAATTGTTGTACGTAGTTTTTGATTGTTTTGTTAGCTATGTTAACCATAGTTGATATAGGTAAATTAATAGATTCCTTTTCTTGTTTAACTTTTCTTTTTAAAGATTCTGTAATTTTTTTCCTACTATTAATTTTTTGTTCAATAGTTAATACACTATCAGAAAACAAGTTGTCAATATCTGTGTATTCATTTTCCACTTCAACACCCTCTACCCACAATTGAAGTTTTTTCAATTTCTTTGGATTAATCTTACTCACAATGTTCTTATATTGATTGATTGTTTCATTAACATATTCGTTAACTATTGTACTATCAACATCTGATTTATTTTTTAGTTCATCATATATCCAAAATAATCTCGTAAGATTTTTGTTTTCTAAAATTGTATTTTGAAAATTTTTGAGTTCCGACTTGAATTCATTCTTATTTGAAAATGATTCTAAAAGTATCTTATCAATTTTCGATTTAATTATACCAAATTTCATATTTTTTTTATTAATAAATATTAATCTTTTAGGAGTTTACTCAATTGACTTTCCATTTCGCCCAAATAATTTTTAGCTTTGGACAAATCGATAAAACTCATTTCTTCAAATATTCCTTCGTTTTCCAATAATATATTCAGATTATCTCTATTGTTGAATGTTTCCCCCATACCTTCAGGACCTCCTGTTGGTGGTGGTGTCCCCCCTTCTCCTCCACTTGGAGGTGGTACATTACCTGATGTTGTACCACTAGTTTGGGTATACAATTTATCTACGTTATCGAATACACCTGTGTTTGTTATGATTGTTGCAGTATTTGTAAGCTCAGCTCCAACGGCTTTTTCAATTCTTTGTTGTTGTAAATCAAGTTTGATTTCCTCATCAGAGAATCCCATAACGTGTTTTTTTGCCCATGAAACAGAAGTTGGAGCAATACCTTCAATTGAAGTTACACATTCTTTATACAATGCAACTTTTTCTTTCCATATATCTATTTTAAGTAAATCTGCTTGACTTGATGGATTTGTCAAACTCAAGGTGAAGTTAGAAAGTTCATCCTCGAATCCCAAAAGAAACAAATGTACAATTGCAATTTTATTTAATTCTGCTACCATAGATTTTTGAATTCTATTAATAGTCCTAGCAAAACGAATATCAATTAAAGATAAATTTTTACCATCACCAACTGGTTCTTCAAAACCTAAGAATGCTTTAGGTACTCTTAAAGCAGTTAATAACTTTTTTTGAATGTATTCGATATCAGCAATCTCACCCAAGTTTTGACCACCTGGTAAGGTGTCAATTGGACTGGCTGCTGCAGCATCACGTACAGGAATAAAATAATCTTGGTCAACGGCCATTTGATTGAATCTCATATCAACATTACCTGTTTGAGAATCAACAACCTGACTTCTTTTGAACTTGTTTGCAACACGTTGTACATATGGTTCAACATCTTTGTCATCCATATTTCCCACAAAAACTTTGAATACTCTCCTTTCAGGTGCTCTCGAAGTTCTATATATCAACATCGCATCTTCTGATAAAAGTAATTGTTTCCAAATTCTTCTTGCTTTTTCTAACATCGAAGTTCCATAAGGTAATTTTCTATCATCCCCCAATAATCTGAAATGAGCAATTTCCCAAGAGTTAAACTCCATATCTTTTGCTTTCCATTTAAATCTTAAACCTTTGTTTTCAGCTGGTTCTTCAACATTTTGTCTACTTGCTTGAGCCGGCATACCTCTTTCCAAACGTTCAATTTCGATGTTTGGTAATTGCATACAACCAACAACCCCCTTTTCAGGGTCTAATTTAAGGTATACAAAGTTATCACCATATTTACAAGTATTTCTTGTCCACATAGGTAGATTGGTATTCAAGTCCAACACATTCAAAAACAAGTCCAACAAAATACCTTTGATACGTTTGGATTCTGAATAGATTTGTAACATATATCCATTTTGGTCTACAGTTGTTGATTCTTCACCATAAATGTCCAAAGCTGCTGAAATCTCAGGTGTATATTCCATTGATTCATAGTCGTAGAATGACGCTAATCTTGTTGGTTCATAATAAACAGCTTGAGTATATAAATTACTCTCAATTTTCGTCCATTGATTTGCTAAGTAATAAGTTTGTTGTGCCTGTAATAATTCCTTATCAAATTCTTGTTTTGATTTAGTTTTTAACAACTCTTTCCTATCAAAACTATACGTTGGGTAATCTTGATTAAGTAAAGCATTCGGACCGAATGCCTGTGTTAATCTTTGCCAAACTGTTAAATTCTGTTGATTATTTTCCATAAAGAAATTTTAAATATATTTCTGTTGTTTTAAATAGTTGTATCTAATTTGAGGTATTATTAGTTGTACTATTTGTATTGTTATTTTTAAATGGGACTTTATCAGGTGGACTAAGTTTTGTGGTAGATATTCCTTGACCTGGTACATTCAATTTTGACCCATTGAATTTTTTGTCCCCACTTTTTTTTCTGTTTACAAATCCCATAATCTTTTTTTTATAAATATTACCTACCTCCGAATAACCAAGAGTATTTCATATAGTCCTCCTTAGTAATGTTCACATTACTTTGATTAATCCTATCGTGACCGAATGGTATTACTGGATTAAAATCAATTTGTTTGGCGGCAGTTTCATTATTAGTAACAGACCAAGAATCCAACATTGCTTTGGTCTGCTCTGTTACCTTTTCCAAACTACTAAAAGAAGATTCTGCAACGTATGTGGCCATTGCAATAGACATAATTAAGTCATCGTGTTGGCCTTTTTGGTGGTCTGGTCTTCCATTTACATATACAAAAGTGTTCATTTCATTGAACAATCTCATACTATAAATTTTGAATTGGTGTCTCATAGCTTCCTCAAATGATGCTATTATTTGGACTCTTTTATTGTTGAAGTTTAATCCCGGTATTTTTTCCAACGCTTTTGGGTCATATTTCCATTTGTTAGCTAAGTCAACACCATCAACATACAAATTCTTGTAACCCATTTCTTGTAGTTTCCTAGATGTCGATACACCCATACCCCCAGTGATATCTATTACAATGAAACAATTATACATATTACCCCACTTATAACATATTTCAGCCATCGTATCAGGTGGTAGTTTCCCAACATATTCAGCAACTTGTTCCCTCTCATCAAAATCAATGATTTGAAATGAACTAAAATCTTCACTATCCCCTCTACTCACATCCACACCCATTACATATTTGTGACCCATCACTGGTTCTTTCCAAATCCACAAAGAGTTACCAATCATTTTATTTTGAGGTTCTTTAATCATATTCTCTTTAACTCTTTGCATTAATAAAGAATCAAACACATTATCACCTGAACCAAGAAAGTTACACTCTAATTCTTGAGATACTTTTCTTTTATCATATTTCAATTTTTTAACCATACCTTCAAACCAAGAAGAACAAGGTTTGTAACCCGAATCCATCATTAGTTTGAGTTCCTCAAAGTTTCTATCTTCAAATTGAATATTTTCCCAACTAATAATTTCTTCTTTAGGATATTCCTCTTTGTTAAGTAAATAATGTATAGTATCTTGAGTTTTAACCAAATACAAATCTTTTGTGTATCTTGGGTCTCTAAACCAAAACATTTCAGAGATTTTGAAATCATTCATTCCTCTACTTGCTTGGTTATATATTTCATAATAAATTGCATCATAACCATTTGGTGTTGAAACAACAATTACTTTACCACCCGTAGAAAGTGAAGCCATACAAGCCGCCCAGAAGTCAGAGTCCGCATCAATAAACGCAGCCTCGTCAAATACAAGTATTGTTGGGGTAAAACCACGAAGGGCATCTTTTGATGTTGCTACCGCTTTGACTTCACACCCATTATTTGTTTTGTAATGTTTTTGAGAATTTTTTTCTGCAGCAAAATCAATTCCCACCCAAGATGGCCACTGACCAATAAACATTCTTATTTTGTTTGCCATCTCCATAGAAGTATCTAGTTTGTTAGCAATAATCAAAATTTTCTCAGGTTTTACTTTTTTAGCGAAAGCAATTTTCTTTGATATCCATGCCGCTGTTACTGTCGATACACCAGCTTGTCTATATTTTAATGCAATATTTTCATTGTATTCTTCATAATCATTTAGTAATGATATTTGGTCAGGAAATAACTCTAATGGGACATATTTTGAAACTGTATTATCATATGTTTCCAAATATGTTTTCAAAGCGTAAGGTGTATCTTTCATACATCTTACATATTCTATCATAACTTGTTCTTTTGTTAAACTCATAAATTGTATTTTAAATAAATATAAAAACCCCCACTTAATAATAAATGGGGGTTTTCAAGTTAATCTTCATCTTCGTCATCGAAATCAAAATTATCCCAATCATCAGGATTGAAATCGTCATCATCTTCGTCATCCTCGTCATCCTCGTCATCTTTAGGTTCAATAGGTTTCTTCTTTTCAAACTTCATTTTTTCTATTGGTTTTTCGTTTTTCTTTTCGTAATTAATATCATCTATAATCTCTTGTGACA